GTGTTCGCCAGCGTGAGGTAGCCCGCCTGGGCGGAGAGCGCCTCGCCTTCCATGCCGAGCAGGTCGATGGCGCGGGCGGTGCCGCCGAGGTCGAGGTCCCCGGTCCACTCGTCCAGCAGCACGGCGGTCGCGGACAGCACGGCCGGGTCGATGAGGTCGAGCGGCAGGTCGAACGCCTTGTGGTAGATCCGCACCCGCAGGCTGACGACGATGGAGGTGGAGCTGGTGCCCGATGAGTGGGCGGGGCGCAGGCCGTCAACCCAGATGGCGGCGAACAGGCCGTTTGCGGGCTTGGACTTGGGCTCGTGCCGGTTGACGTCATCGAACAGGCCGAGGCTCAGCGCGTGGGACTCCACCCGCGTGAACACGTCTTCCACGGCTGCGTGGTCGAAGGCCATCAGTTCATCAGCTCCACGTAGTGGCGGATCTCGCGCTCGGCGATGCCGGGCACCTCGCCCTTGAATGCCTGGGTGACCTTGCGGAAGGTGTGGTATCCGGCGAACCGGGTCACGGGGGCGTTGCGGGAGCCGGTGCCTTCCAGCCATGGCCCGTAGACGATGGGGTCGTCGGTGACCTGGTGGCCGCCGTTGGCGAGCACGGTGTGGATGTGCGACTCGTACACGCCCCGGTTGATCTTGATGACCTCGCCGAGGCGGGTGTGGATGCGGTCGGTGATCTCGCGGGCGAGCACGGCCTCAAGGTGGCGGGTGTACTCCTCGGCGGCCTGCTCCGCCCGGCCGTCGAACAGCGGCCCGGATTCGGTGGCCACCTCAGACCACCCGCGATCGTGCTTTGCGCCCGTGGGCCGTCTCGCACTCGTCCCACAGGTCGGGCAGTGCGGCGCCGATGGACGACGATCCGCTGCCGCCCTCGCCCATGTCCTCGGCGTAGCCCCCGGTCTCCTGCAAGACCCGGTTGCCGGCCTCGGCGATGTTGAGGTCGCGGATGAGCAGCGGGGGCCGGTGGGTGGTCAGGGCGGCGCCGTTGCTGTGGGTCGCCGCCGTGGTGCCGAGGGCGCCGCGGACGACGGTCAGCGAGCGGTAGGCGTAGATGGTGTCGCCCGGGGTGTGGGTGTCCAGGGTGCTGCCGTCCCACGCCCGGATGACGGTGGCGATGTTGCCGGTGATGTCCACCACGAGCATCCGCTCGGCGCCGATCACGAGCACCTCGTCGACGTTGAGCGCGGCCCCGCTCTGGACGGTGATGGCCTGGTCGGAGGTGAGGTTCGTGGTGCCGCCGCTGCCGATGGTCTGGCCGGTGTCGGCGGTGGCGTGCTCGGACACGATCATGCGCTCGGTGCCCGCGATGAGGATGTGGCCCACGGTGGCGAGGGCGGAGTTGGTCACGGCGACGGTCGTGCTGGTGGTGCTGGAGATGACGGCGGCGAGCGAGCCGGCGGGGTCGGCGTCGATGGAGTAGCCGGTCGTTCCCGCGATTGACACGTCCCGCTGCGGGGTCTGGCCCTGCCCGAACGAGGCCGACGTGGAGCGGTCGAGCTCCAGGTAGGTGAACGGCGGGGCGTAGTTCCACGGCCCCCAGAAGATGCTCCCGGCGGGGATGACGCTGCCGCCGGAGGTGACCACGGGGACGTTGACGGTGACGTCGGCAAGCTCGCTGGCGTCGAACCAGATGCGCCACGGGTAGGCGCGCTGGAAGTTGGGCCAGTCGTAGAAGACGGTCTTGTCTTCGGGGTAGAACTTGCGGTGCAGGTGGCCGTCGATGTTGCGGGCGCCGGACTGGATTGCCCGGTCGACGCGCCAGTTCTCGCGGGCGGGGAGCTTGATGTCGAGTGCCCGCTTGACGTCGGCGCGGGTGCAGTAGACGGGGGTCGTGATGGTCACTGTGGCCACCTCACGGTCCAGGCTTCGGCGACGGTCGTGTCTGGGAACGGGGCGAGGTGGCCGCCCCACGTCAGCCAGCAGCCATCGGAGCCGAGCGTGACGGCGTGGTATTCGGGCAGGCCGTCGATGCCGAGCACGTCCCCGGGTGCGGGCGTGAGCACTGGGGCGAACGACACGGGGCGGATGCCGGCCAGCCCGTGCTCGCGGGCGGCCTGGAGCGTGGCCAGGACCGGCGCTCCGGAGTCCGGGCCGCTGGCCGTTAGCCAGTAGAGGGCCAGTACGTCCTCGCCGCTGACGGGCCAGCCTGCGAGCCGCAGCGACGCGGCCAGGGCCTCGTGCGGGCAGCAGGCCACGTCGAGGTTGGGGCTCCACTTGGCGGGCTTGGGGTGCTTGGGGTGCTTGGCCTTGACGGTGACGGGCTGGGCGGGCGCGACGGCGGGCTTGTGGTGGGGCTTCTTGGGGTGGTGCTTTTTCGCCGCGGCCTTGTGCCCGGAGGTCTTGGCGTTGTGGTGCTTGCCGGTGGCGCTGTGCTTGGCGGTGTGCCCGTGCGGGTGCTGCTGCTTCAAGGCTGGCTCACCCGCCTGCGGTTGCTCTCGGCGACGTTCTCCGCTCGCGGGGTCCAGACGGTATTGCCCGGCTCGTAGTTGCCCTTGTGGTCAATGCGGCCGATTTGCATTCCTGCTGGCCGCTCGCCCATGTCGGCCAGGAAGCTGGCAAAGGACAGCCAGCGGGTGCAGACCGTGATGCCCTTGCCGCCGTAGTTCGGGAAGGATGGAACGCTCGGGTAGCGGCACCGGGCAAGCATGTTTTGCCAGGAGTAGTACGTGGGACTACGGCGCGCGGCACCGCGTTCACTGCCTGCGTGACCATGCCGCAGCGCGGCATCACGCCTGCGGGCAGGCGTGTAAAGCCCGTTCGGGTCAACCATCCTGGCACTTGCTTTCTCTGCCGAGAACCTCCTGTGAGGGAGGTGGGATTGGCGGGTATTCAGTTGTCCTGCTGGCGCTGGTTACAGGCCGCTCATCGTGGCCGGGTCCCAGTCGCGGGGGTACTGCCAGAAGTCGAACGGGCAGAACAGGATGCCGGGCTCCGACACGGGGCCCTGCATCAGCGGTGTGCCGTCGTTGGGGCAGGCCACGGGCGGGGTTGACCGGTAGTAGTCCTGGTACGCCGCCTGCTCTTGCAGGGTGGAGTACAGGTCCCAGCCGGTCACACCCATGGGTCAGGCCGCCTCTGGCCCGCCGCCGCCGCCGTTTGCGGGCTTGGCGGTGTCCTGCTTTGCCTCCTGTGCGCTGCCACGCTGGCCGCTGGCGGCCTTGGGGGGCTTGGTGCGCCCCGGGGCAGCCACGGAAGGCTCTGCGTGGCTCTCAGAGCCGCGCTCGCCGTCCTCCCACCGGTTGGACGGGCCGTTGTCGACGGTCGTCTTGGGCATCTCGTGCTCCTCTCCGCACTGCGGGCACCGGGTCACGCCCTGCGCGATGGCCCGGCACCCGCACTGCTCGCAGTCCCACATGTCAGGCGTTGGCCGCCGCGAGGTTGGCCGGGGTGCGCTGCACTTCCAGGTCATAGGGGAAGTACAAGATCGCGGACAGTTGCGGCTTGCTCGATCCGGTGACCGCGGCGGCGTCCACCCGGATGTGGGTGAAGCCGTCGGAGAGCTGGTTGCCGAAGACGTGGAACGCCCAGATCGCGGCGTCGCCGGGGCCTTCGCCGGACGCCTCGGTGATGGTCGCGGCTGCGGCCTGGGTGACCTTGGCCCACGTCTCGGAGCCGTCCAGCGCGGAGGCGTTGACCTTCTTGTAGTACTTGGTGATCACGGCCAGGTTGACCGCGCCGTCGCCGCCGCTGTCGGTGGCCTGCTTGAGGGTGAGCGCGTTGTCGCCGCCGCCGGAGGTGCCCTTGGCGTGGACGAACACCACCAGCACGCCCGAGGCGCGCTTGAGCGAGACGTACTTGCCGGTGGCCGCCCCGGCGTTGAGGTCGATGGGGATGACGCCCAGGCTGACGTCGGTGAGCCGGCCGAGTGCTTCCATGGCCATTGCGGTGTCCTCTCTCGGCGGGGTTTCAGTGCCGCCTTGCTCGCCCTACCGCCCCCGGCCGAAGCGCCGGGGGCTCGGGCTAGGGGTCAGATGCTTTCGAGGCCGACGTAGGCGCTCAGCGTGCTGGTGCTGTTGTTGTGCGGGGTCAGCGGCGTCTGGAGCCACGGGCGGCCGTCGACGCGCTCGATGATGCGGTAGGCGGTCTGGTCGTTCTGGAACGCGAACTGGTCCGAGGCCGCGACCTCCACCTGCTGGCGGTCGCCGATCAGGTAGTAGGACATGTCCACGAACGAGATGTCGCCGACCGAGCCGAGCTTGGGGACCTTCTCGGTGAAGGTCACCGGGCGGCCGAAGATGGAGATCGGGGGTGCGTCGGCGGCGCCGGGCACGTTGTAGCCGCCCATCCACACGCCGGGCGTGGCCAGGCTCATCTGTGCGAGCTGCGGGAAGGTGTCGATCGCGGCGACCCAGACGGCGTTCTTGAGCGAGGTCGGCAGCATCCGCGCGTACATGCCCACGATGTCGCTGTAGGCGATCTCGTCGGACGTGGCGCGGGTGGCCTGGACGTAGCCGCTGGAGTTGATGAACCCCTGCGGGGTGCCCGCGCCCGTCTCGGTGAGGAACGCGACATCCTCGGACCAGGCCAGGCCCGCCGGAATGCGCGAGTCGAACCACCCGGAGAACGCGGGGGCGTCGGCGAGCAGCTCGTTCGGGACCTTGAAAAAGCCGGTCAGCTTCTTCGCGTCGAGAACGACCTTGCCGAACTTCGCCTGGCTTTCCGTAATGCTAGCCGATTCCTCGGCCCAGTAGAACTGCACCCCGCCGAACAGGGACGACACGTGGCTGGTGTCGTCCACAGTCGGAATCGGCACCCGGAGAGTAGACATCGGAATGACCGTCGCGCGCGAGCGGACAATGGATTCCTCAAGCGCCAGTTGCAGCAATTCCGACCGCATGATCTCGGGGATCAGGAAGCCGCCCGCGCCGGGGTCCTCGGACCCGAACGAGTTCTGGAAGCTCCGCACGTTCTCGAGCTTCTGGAGCAGATCCTTGCGGTTCTTGGTGGCGGTCGGCCGGGCCTCCTCGCGGATGGCCTGGCAGTACTCACCGATGGTGTTGAACCGGTCCTCGGCGCGGTAGGCGTTCTCGAACATCGCACCGGGGGCGGTCTTGTTGTAGACCGCGCCCTTGCCCTTGCTGACGGACGGGGAGCCGTCCTGGGACAGGCTCAGCGAGGGCCGGCCGCCGGAGAAGCTGATGGCCTTGCCGACGTCGAGCAGCGGGCGCTTGCCCCCGCCGTTCTCGCGGATCATGTCGAACAGGACCGACTGGACCTGGGTCCGCATGTCCTCCACGGTGTCGGGGTTCTTCTT